CAAACACTGGGAAATTAGCATCTGCGGCGAAAATTGTATCTAAAGGTGCTTCAGCAACAACTGCGGCAGTAGCGGCGGCTGGTGTATCTAATATACCAGGTGGACAAAAAATCGCCGGTAGTGTTGTTGATAATGCAAAAGGTGTTTCAAACGCAGTGGCTGATGGACTATCATCAGTAACAGATCAAGTTGGTGGATTAGCGGCGGCGGCATTCTCTGGCAAAGATCCGAGTGCAGGAATTAAAGATTTGTTGGGCGATGCAGGTTCAAAAATTGGCGGACTGTCAAGCAAGTTATCAGGAGCATTAAGTCCTGGGGCGGCAGCCGCATTAGTAAGTGCCTTGGCGTCATTAACATCAGGTGGCGGATCAGTACTCAAACTGCCTACAGTAGCACTCAACACATTTGGTACTAGAGAAAGTATATCAAGTCTAGTAAGTAATGTATTAGGTAACCCACTGATACCTCGACCAAATCTACTAGGTATTATACCTGATAATGCTCTTAGTGCCTTTAAATCTTTAAAATCTTTAAAAGCTACTCTGGCAGAAAAAACTAAAGCAATCGCATCTGAAGAAAAGAAAATTGCAGGGAAACAAGCGAAATATGCAGAACTCTTATCTACATTGCCAGCAGGTTCACCAGAAATTGAAAAAGCAAAACAAGAATACGAATCAGCATTGAGTTCACCAGCATATAAAAATGCTATACTAGAAGCCAAAGCAGTTACGGCAGAAATTGGTAAAGGAATAGAGCCTGCAGTACAAGTAGCAACGCCTAGTAATCAATTTAGTAAACTAGAAGAACTCATAACAACAACAGCAGAGAATGAAGCATCAACCGAATTTAACAATGAAAGCACTTCTAATGCGGCACCAGAACTAACACAACTAGTTGATCTAACAGATACATTTAATCCAATCTTTGATGATGGTTTAAATACTTACTCAGTTGTAACACAAGAAGATGTCGTAATACCAGGTGGTGAAGCAGTAGTAGATAACACAGTAGATGATGTTGTAGGACCTCCAAACCGCGGCGGTGGCGGCGGCGGTGGCGGTGGCGGCGGCGGTGGCGGTTGTGTAGTGTTAGAAAGTTATATACCTTTAGCAGAGACTAAACTATCTAATGAAAGAACAGTTAGACATGCATGGCAACTACAAGAAGGATACAAAATATCTCTCAATACAGCAGACGCTGATCTAATTACGTACGAAGGCTCAGTGGTCTTCAACAAAGTTGATCTTCAACCCTGTGTACGCATAGAGACAACACAAGGCATCTCGTTAATGTGTTCTACGACTGCTCCAATCTTTACTAAAGAGTTAGAATTTGTTGACGCACCAGACTTGATGAATAAACAAATTCTATGTATGAAAGATAATGTAGCTTTCTGGGACGAAGTTGTTTCAATTGAAAGCATCGGTGATAGATTCGTTAGTGTAATCAACGCAGGTGATACTGCATTCTGGGCTGGTGAAGAAGATGGATCGTACATATTACATCATAACGTTTACCAACAAGATTTCAATGATAAAAATGATCTCGCTAGATTCCATAAGAAATAACATAGGATATAAATAGAAGTATGGCAACATTTATAGGATTTTCAACAATAGGCGCAGATAAACCAAGAACGGTCAATCCTCTGCCTGTTAGTGCGACTGGTGTTAACAATGGTATCACAGACCCTACAGTTTTTGGTAAGAAATTTAAACTCATAGATGAACAATTAGTCATACAAGATTTTATTAATGCTTTGAATATTCGAAGAGGCGAAAAAGTTGGAAAACCTAATTACGGTACTACTCTTTGGGACTTTGTTTTTGAGCCAAACACTGCTGATGTTGCAAAAGCATTACAAAATGAAATAAGACGAGTTGCAAGTGCGGATAGTAGGATCAACATTAACACAATAAGATCATATCAGAGAGAAGAAGGTATCTTGGTCGAAGTTCAATTATCAGTCAATCCCTTCAATAATCCTGGGGATATAGCAATCGTTTTTAACCCAGACACGAACGCCGCAACACTCTCTTTTTAATAAAAAACCCTGGTTTTCCATAAAGATAAATACTCTTAACAGGAAACAACTATGGCAACAAGTTCACGTCAATCGAGTCTATTTGGGGTAAATGATTGGAAAGCAATCTATCAAACCTTCTCACAGGCCGATTTTAGAAGTTACGATTACGAAACACTAAGAAAGAGTTTCATCGATTACCTTCGTCTATATTACCCTGAAAATTTTAATGACTATGTAGAAAGTTCAGAGTTTGTTGCTTTGCTTGATGTCATGTCTTTCATGGGTCAAGGACTAGCGTTCAGAAACGATTTAAACGCCCGTGAGAACTTTATTGACACTGCTGAACGTAGAGACTCAGTTGTCAAACTTGCCAACTTAGTTGGTTATACTCCTAAAAGAAATAATTGTGCTTCAGGTTACCTTAAGGTACAAACAATCAGAACAAGTGAAAACATTACAGATGCTAACGGTGTTAACTTAAGCAATATACCAGTCACTTGGAATGATCCAGGCAATGTTAATTGGTTAGAGCAAATGAACACAATTATTAATGCTACTCTCATCGATACACAGCGAATCGGTAATCCAGGAAACACAACAGATATTCTCGGAGTTAATACAAGCGAGTATGCAATTAATCTTCCAGCTAACACATTACCAATAGTGCCTTTTGTCTCACAAGTAGACGGCACTTCAATGAACTTTGAATTAGTGAGTGCTACATCACTTGATAAAACATACATATATGAAATTCCACCAGCTCCAACTGGTAGAATGAACATGTTATATAGAAATGATAGATTAGGGTTTGGTTCACCAAACACTGGGTTTATGTTTTACTTTAAACAAGGCACTTTACAAAATGCTACTACTGCCTTTCAACAACAAATAGCAAACGAAACGTTTGATATTGGTATTAATGGAGTTAACAACACTGATACATGGTTGTATCAAATTAATGCAGATCAAACGCTAACTGCTTGGGAAGAAGTAGAGAATGTATACGCAGATGCATATTTGCAAACAGAATCTAGTAGTAAAAAAATCTTTTCTGTAACATCACGTGCTAACGATCAAGTCACTTATGTCTTTGGAGACGGAGTCTTTTCAGAAATTCCTGTAGGTAGCTTCAGAGCCTATGTGCGTGGGAGTAACGGCTTGACTTACACAGTAGAGCCTTCTGAGATGAATGGCATATCTGTAACTATAAGTTATGTAGGAAGAACAGGTAAAACTGAAACTCTTAGTCTACAATTAGGATTGCCTTTAACAGTCTCTAACGCACAGACAAGAGAAGCAATAGCACAAATCAAACAACGAGCACCAACACGATACTACACACAGAATCGTATGGTGAATGGAGAAGACTACACAAACTTCCCATACACCCTCTATAGTTCAATCATTAAAAGTTCTGCGATCAATAGAAGTTCTATCGGCGTTTCTAAAAACTTAGACTTACTTGACCCAACTGGAAAATATTCTAGTACAAACTCTTTCGGAGATGATGGTGCGTTATATCAGGACAGCATTGATGGCTTCTTGTCTCTAACAGTAACCAACACAAGTGACATCATTCGGTTCTTTACTGATGACTTAGCGTCTGTGTTAGCCTTAAATCGTGCTAATCAATATTACATTCAGAATTATACTCGTTACACTTATCCAGGCACTGGTGGCGGAAATACTTTATACTGGAAAACTAGTTCAGTAGATTCATCAAGTGAATCAGGTTATTTCTATACATTGTCTGGAACTATAGAAACACCAGCACCATTAGGCATATTCACAACAACGAACGCAAAATACGCAACAACGGGAGCAATCGTAAAATTAACTGCCCCATCTGGGTATTACTTTAATAGCAACAATCGTTTAGTTTCTGGTATACCAAGTGCAAGTGAAAAGAACTACATTTGGTCAACTATTACTAATATAGTCGGAGATGGCAACAACTCTGGACAGGGTTCGTTTGCTAACGGTAAAGGACCAGTCACTCTTAATGGATTTGTTCCTGATGGAGTTTTATTAACTCAGATTATTCCTGTCTTTGATAATTCTTTGTCAACAGTTGTAATACAAGAAGCAATTCTTAAAATTGAATTACAACAAGACTTTACTTTAATCTTTAACAATTCATTATTGATCAACCAAGAACGCTGGTCAATTGGCGCACCTACAGCAACTAATTACTTTGTCAAGTTTACGAGTTTAGGAAACAATCGTTACACAGTAACATATAGGTCACTGACATACTACTTTGGTAGTGTTGCTGATACACGATTTACTTTCAGCAAGAACGAATTAGTATACGATCCTTTTACAGGAAAAATCATACAAGACTTCATTAATGTGTTAGGTATCAATACACAATTCGGAAAAACTACTGCTTTGGGAGAAGACACTAAAGTTAATATTTTAGGACAGACAGTTGAATCAGATGGTTACATCAACGACTTCCAAGTTGAAGTTGCGGCAACTGATGTTAACAACTCAACACTTATTTTAGATCCAGATTTTTTCAATGATGTTACTGGCTATGTAAATGATGGAGCAAACATTGGATTATATGTGTTCTTTAGAACCGTAACTGATCCTATTAATTTAACAAGACAATTAATTGTTCCCAGCACAGATGTAAATTATGTTTACGGAACTAAAAATCAAATTGAAACAGTTAAATATGAATTCGAAGTAGGACAATTATTCTACGCATATTCAGAAAATAAATTTTACAAAACAATACAAGATCCAACTGTTACTACACCATTTTATGTTGTAACATTACAAGTAGAGTACTCTGTAAAATCAGGTCGTCAAGGCTTAGACTATCAGTATAGACATAATGCTAATAATACAACTCGTATTGATCCAGCAACTACAAACATTGTTGATTTGTATCTAGTAGCACAATCATATTATACAGCATATAAGAATTGGATACAAGACACTACTGACACTGTAACAAAACCAACACAACCAACATTGAATGAATTACAATCAGATTATCCATTAATAGATAATTACAAAATGTTGTCAGATAGTGTAATATTAAACAGTGTTACATTTAAGCCGTTATTCGGTGCTAAGGCAGATACTTCTTTACGAGCAACGATTAAGGCTGTAAAATCAACAACGACAAATGCTTCTGATAGTGAAGTAAGAAGTGCTGTATTATCAGCAATGGATACTTACTTTAACATAGACAATTGGAACTTCGGTGATACTTTCTTCTTTTCAGAACTAAGTGCATACTTACACAGAACAATTGGAGATTTAGTTAGTTCTGTGGTGCTTGTTTCAAACGATCCAGAAAAACTATTTGGTGATTTGTATGAAATTAAATGTAGGCCTTATGAGATATTTGTAAATGCCGCCACAACGAATGATGTTGTTATCGTAGCCGCTTTAAGCCCGGCCACATTACAGTCTTAAGGGACTATTAAACTATGGCAAGAATAAGAACACTACAGTTTTTACCAGAGATATTCAAAACCTCAACCAATGCTCAATTCTTAGGAGCAACCCTTGACCAATTAGTTAATGAGCCTGTTACAACAAGATTGCAAGGTTATGTAGGTAGTAAATTTGGTAATGGCGTTAATGCTAAAGATTACTATGTTACTGAACCTAACGCAACTCGTACTGATTATCAATTAGCACCTGGTGTTGCTTTTCTAAATGAAAATCAAGCATCAGCAAAAGACTTCTTAAGTTATCCTGAGTTAATCGATGCTCTTAAATTATCAGGCAGTGTTGTCAATGACAATGATCGCTTATTTAAGAGTGAGTTCTATTCATGGGATTCGTTTACAAATTTAGATAAACTTATAAACTTTAATCAATACTACTGGATACCAGAAGGTCCTCCAGTCGTGGCAGTTTCATCAGCAATAGTATTCTCCGAAACTGATTATGTTATAACTGATACAGCAAATGCTTACAACATTCGTCCTCAGAGTTCAGCAACTGGCACACTCAATCCTACTCTTACATTACTGCGTGGTGGTTCATATCGTTTTGCTGTCAACCAAGAAACTCAGTTTTGGATTCAAGGCGTTCCAGGAATTACTGGACTAGACGGAGCACAGAATACAAGAAATGTATTAGGCGTTAATAATAACGGAGCATCTCAAGGCTATGTTACATTTACAGTGCCTCAACGAAACGCACAAGATCAATATCTTTTTCCAGGAAACAACACTGTTAGTGTCGTAAGTACTGCTTTATTTTCTGAAATTAACGGACAAACATTATCTACTATAGAAAACATTGACGGTGTCACATCACTAGAAAATCTTACTGTGATGTTCTATAACACTGAAGAGCCTAATGAAGTAGGCTTTGTACAATCATTCTTTGATGAGAACGGAGCAAACTATGATGTTAACTTAACATCTCCTGATCTTGTTCCAGCAGTAACATTAGCAATCACTGAAACAACTGCTGATACTATTATTACTTCAGGATCAACTACTGATCTATTTCTTAATCAAACTGTAACATTTACACAACCAGACGGCATTCCAGTGTTGGGTGGATTAGACACTAACACTGTATATTATATAAAAGAAATTGTTGACGGTACATCATTTAAGATTTCAGAACAGTTAAACGGACCTGCGTTATCA